CCTGAAGCACCGAAGCCTGAGCCTTCGATTACTTCTGCTCGTAAGGAAATGATGAAGGGTGATCGCGCTGAATTAGACTTGCCTGAACTACCAGCCGCTGAGCGTAAGAGTTGGCAAACCTCGCTGGATAACGCGAAGGACAAAGGAATCGTTGACCGTGCTACTACGCTAGCCGACGAAGTTTTGACTAAGCCTCGCGCTTTGAACGATGAGGAAACGGCAGGATTAGTTTTGCGAGCACAGATGGTCAAGAATCGCCACGCTCGCGTAATGGAAGAGATTGGTAAAGCGTCCGATCCTGATGTCATCACTTCAAAACGTGCTGAAGCTGAATCACTTGAGCGAGAGTTTGACAATCTTACGCGGGCAACGAAAGCATCAGGAACGGAAAAAGGCCGTGCTCTGGCCGCTCAGAAGCTCACCATCAATCAGGATTACGATCTTGTAAGTGTAGTACAACGCATGAAGGCCGCAAAAGGCCGGGAACTAACCACTGAAGAACGAACTAAGTACGAGGCAATGGTCAAAGAGCGCGATCAAGCCATCTTAGATCGTGATGCTGCGGTAGAACGCGCTCATACTGCCGAACTACAACGTCACATCAATCGTGCTGGTCGTCAACGGAAACGTGCAGAGACAAAGCAAGTGTTGGATGAAGAGGCGGTAACGATCCGGTCTAACATTGTGGCTGAGTTCATGCGCTTGAAAGGAACGCAGAGTTCTACTCATTCACTTTTTGGGTTGGGAAACCTCGATCCTGAAGGTGTTATCACAAAAGAATTAGTGAAGTATGCTCGTAATCGCGTGAAAGCGAATGTTGGACTTAAAGCAGAAGCGTTAATTGACGATGCACATAACATGGTTAAGGAGTTTGGGGTTACGCGCCGACAAGTAGCGGAAGCGTTATCGGGGTACATGAAGCCCCGCGAACGCGAGATTGATGAAGCAACGAGACAGCTAGCCTCGATACGTAGCGAGATTAAATCATTATTAGCTCAGGAAGATGTTGTCGCAGGGGTAAGAACTGAACGTCAGCAAGGGCCAAAGCCAGATTTTGTTCGTCGGAACCGAGAGTTAAAAGTAGTGCGGGATCGTATCGGCGAACTTAAGTCAATGGTCGATTCGGGTGTTCATACCGTTCGCGGGAAACGGGAGCGAGTGCCCGATGCAGAGTTGGAAGCATTGCGAAGCGAGCGAACGGCGCTAACTGAGGCCGTAAAAGCGTTGGAAGACCCTAACGCTGATCAGAAAGCTATTGATATTGCGTTGCGAGCGGTGACAAAATCGGTTGCTGGTTTAGAGGGGAAGATCAAATCAGGCGACGTTGCGCCAACTCACCGCACGGTTAGTCCGTGGTCTGAAGAATTAGGTAAGCAACAGCAGCGACGTTCTGAACTTCAAAAGCAGATTGCGGACATGCGCAAAGCTAATCGTCCTGCTACTGATGGTGCTCAACGTCGCATCGAGCAAGCCCTAAGAGCAACAAACAAGTCAATCGAGGATTTGGAGGGTCGCATCAAACGGGGTGAGACGCGAAGGCCGCTTAGAGAGGGTGCACAATCCGCCTACTCACCTGAAATTGCGGCGGCGAAGAAGGCACAAGCTGAACTGCAAAAGACATTGGACGAGATGCGTATTGCCGAGCGCAAGGCTGCGGGGCCATTACCACCAAAGCAAGGGCCACCACGCCGTCTATTCTCGCGCAACGAGACACGGCTGAAACAATTAGAGGCGCAAGAAAAGGAATGGCAACGCAAGCTAGATGAGCGGGAGTTTGGGCCGCGTCCTAAGAAAGCCCCGCCATTGCCTTACACGCGAGAGGTTCAGGCCGCGCAGGGTCGCGCCACGCGGATAGAAAATGAGTTTAGACGTGAAGCAGACCGGGCCGACCCGCGGCACTGGCTGAGAGACATATCAGGCATTCGCAAGTCTGGAATGCTTTCAGGATATTGGACTCACATTAAGAACATTGCAGGCACGGGTTTGCATGTTGGATTTGAAGAAGTACGCCGATTGCCTTCAGTGGTGATGGATGCGGCGTTACAAGGTGCTCACAAGCTTGACCCCGGAACCTTTAGCGGAGCGCGTACTGTCACGGTTAGTCCTTCCGCGATGTTGGACGGGGTAACTCAGGCACTAACAGTGGGCGGACGTGAAGCAAAACAGATTCTAAAGCATGGTGCTCCATTAGAGCAGATGGAGAAGCAGCAGTTTCACGAAATCAATACCGGAGTAAAGGTCATTGATACCGCATTCAATTCCATCTACCGATTCATGTCTGCGTCGGATCGTATCTTTTATCAAGGATCGTACAAACGGAATTTAGTTGAGCGGGCGCAGGCGCAGGCTAAAACCGAAGGAGGTAATTGGCGCGAGCGAGCAAGGGAATTAACAAATAATCCTGATGCCGAGATGGACGCCAATGCAAAACATGATGCTTTAGTGGCGACATTCAATAATAGTAACGTGCTGTCAAATGCAATTAAGAGCGGACGTGGCAGGTTAGGGCCAGTTGGGAACTTTGCCGTGGACATGGTTTTGCCATTTGATCGTACCCCAACTAATGTCATTGCCAGGGTGATTGAAGCCAGCCCCGGAGGGTATGCCAAGAACGCAAAGCAGATTGCTATGTCTCTATGGCGAGGCAAGATGACGCCAGCAGAGCAAAGGGCGATTTCTGAAACCTTCGGGCGCGCTACCACGGGCACCTCGATTGTCGCGCTGGGGTTTGCTCTGGCCGCTAAAGGACTATTAACTACTGATGATTATGGCAGTACTTACCTTGAGTTTCGCGGGCGTAAGATAAACCTGAGTGGTATCGCGCCGACAGGTACATTACTGAGTGTGGGCGCAGGACTCCAAAAGCAACATGCAAACGAAAATGTTACTAAGCGGAAGTACGCAGGGGCTATACTAAAACCCTTGGTTGACCAGCCGGTGCTTCGGGCGTCAAGTCAAGTATCAGATGTGGTGAAAGACCCTGATCGGGGTTGGTCGAAAGCAGGAGCAAATCTCGCGTTTAGTTTTGTTCCGATGAGCGGAGCCGTAAGAGCAGCCGGGCAGATTATCGATCCCGCCGAAAAGCGTTACGCCGATCAATCATTTAAGCAGCAATTCCAACGGAACGTACCTATCTGGCGTCAATCTTTATCTGTAGACAGGGGGCGAATCTTTGGGCCAAGCCCAACCAAGGGTAGCGATGAATTAGAGCGATTAAATATCCGACTAATGGGCGCGATGATCGGGCCGGATGAAACACCGGAAGATTATGCTGAGCGCAAACGTGTTGTGAATTACAATATCCAGAAAGAAGTTAATGCACTTACTACCCGCCCTGCCTATGATAAAATGAGCGACGAAGAAAAGGCTAAAGCAATTCGAGAAATTCCGAGCAAGATTGCTAATGCGTATCGCGCGGAAAGAGATCGAGGTCAACCACGAAAGGCAAGAAAGCCGCGTCAGCCCAGAACGACGCTAGCAACACCGCCATGACAAGACGCAATCCACTAACTGACGTTTCTTTGACTCCATACATTGATCCAACTCAACCTGTACCGCAAGCCTCGCTTCCACAAATCCAACTTGCAGGGCCAGAGCCGGATAATAATGCTCAACAGCTTGGCGCGTCGGCTGGGGGGCTTGGCAGAACGATGTGGGATCGGCGCCGGCGTGCTAGTCCGGTGATGTACGACTCTCCAATACCGGGTAGAGCAGGAAGTGACGTAGCGTGAGCGCGCCGCAAATCCAACTTGGCCCCGATCCTAATCTCTGGCCTGAGGCGTTACAAAAATACTACCACGAGAAGCTAAGGGCAACGCAGCCTCAAGTATGGATACCGCACCAACCAACAACTAGACAAGAGTTATTCCTTGAACTTGACTGCTTGGAAGCGTTTTATGGCGGAGCGGCAGGTGGTGGAAAAGCCCTAAGCGTGGGCACTTTGATCCCGACGCTAAGCGGGTGGAAGCGAAACGGCGATCTTGTTTATGGGGATATTGTGTTTGATGAACGCGGGAAGTCCTGTCGCGTCGTTAAGGCTTTCGATGTGACTGTACCTGATCAGTGTTTCCGGCTCACTTTTGATGATGGCTCGCAAATGGAGGCCAGTGCCGAGCATAAATGGCTCACCTTTAGCGCAACAGAACTCGCGGCGTTGACTAGGCGCGATCCTGAGTGGCGAGCCAAGAGGCGAGCGAGGCGCGAAAGTCGCGCAGCCGGGATTAAATCAGCAGTATTTACCGCGTCGTTGATGGCCCGCAACAAGGCCAATCCTCCGCCAAGCCTGCCGTTGCCCACTGGCACCGTTTGTACCACCGTCGAACTTTACGAGTCGCTTTATGTGAGGAATGGGAGTCGAGCTAACCACGCTGTTCCGCTAGCCGGCACGTTGGAACTGCCAGACATTGATCTGCCTCTCGATCCTTACATGCTGGGTGCTTGGCTGGGCGATGGCACCGCGAGTGCTGGTTCAATTACAACGGCAGACATCGAAATTGTAGAAGCCTTCCAGCAATTTAACATTCACAAGACATCCGGGAAGTACCAGTACGGCACGTTCGGCCTTCGTCCGATCTTGCGCCAAATGGGCGTATTTAGAAACAAGCACGTTCCGCCCGTCTATTTGCGATCCTCCCGCCGACAGCGCATGGCACTCGTGCAGGGCTTGATGGATACAGATGGCACCGCAAATGAATCTGGTTCGGTTGGGTTTACAAATACAAATAAACGAATCGTAGATGCTTTATGGGAGTTGATTGTCAGCTTGGGTTGGAAGGCTCGAATCGTTGAAAGTAGAGCAAAGCTCAACGGTCGAGACTGTGGCCCGATGTGGTCAATCACATGGACGCCTTCTGAGTATGTTTTTCGTCTCGCACGTAAACGAGACAGGCAAAAACTAGCCACGCGCAGAACTACTAAGTTTCGCTACATTGTTGATTGCGCGCCGATTCCTTCCGTAGCGATGCGCTGTATTGCAGTCGATTCGCCATCACATCTCTATCTCGCGGGGCGCTCAATGGTTCCCACGCACAACTCTGACGCGCTCTTAATGGCTGCGCTGAAATACGCGAATATCCCCGGTTACGCCGCGATCCTTTTCCGTCGTACTTATACCGATCTAACCCTTCCCGAAGCTCTAATGACTCGCGCTCAAGAGTGGCTAAGTAATACTCCGGCGCGGTGGGTCGATAAAGAGAAAACATGGAAGTTTCCCTCTGGGGCTACTCTCACGTTTGGCTATCTCGAATCTGAGAATGACAAATTTCGTTATCAGTCGTCAGCTTTCCAATTCATCGGCTTCGATGAGGCGTCCCAGTTTACTGAAGGTCAGTACACCTATCTCTTTTCGCGTCTCAGGCGATTAGCGAATTCTCAAATCCCTTTACGAGTGCGAGCGGCAAGCAATCCGGGCGGCGTAGGGGCCATCTGGGTTTATGATCGGTTCATCCCTGAAAATTTCTCACCTGAGCAAGCGAGAGAAATTACAGTCTGGGAAAAAGCGGGCACTAACGACGAAGGCACGCCCGTTAGTCGTGTATTCATTCCCTCTACGCTAAATGATAATCCCTATCTTGATCGGGCTGGCTACGAGCGGTCACTAGCGAATCTCGATCCGGTAACTCGCGCTCAGTTGCTACGCGGCGACTGGATGATCAAAGAGCGTGGAAACATCCTGCCAATGTGGGACGAGTATGCGCATGTGATCAAACGAAGTGAGTTTCGCGGCATCTTTGGACAAGATTCAATTCCCGATACATGGCTATGTAGTGTCTATCAGGATTGGGGGTCTACCGCCGAGCATCCCTGCGTGACCACGTGGTTTGCCACTGTCCCTCAGAACGGCCCGGTAGTCAACGGAGTGATGATGGCCGGGCAGGTCTTTGCGTATCGCTCACTGATGACATGGGACGCTACCGTGCGAGAGGTAGCAACGATCATCGAAGCAGTAATGAGTGGGAGTGAGAAATCGCGTACCCAGCGATGGTTAATGAGCCACGAGGCCGCATCCGAACGTGCGGCCTACCGCCGAGAACACGACTTGCCGTTTCAGGCGTGGGTAACAGGCAAGACGCGAGGTATTGCCCAACTTAGAAATGCGCTGGAATTGGTTGAGATTGATAAACCTCACCCCTTCAGACCGGAGATAAAAGGCCATCCTAAACTGTATTTTCTAGTTGATGACAATGAGTTTGTTTACCCTAAAACCGACAAAGGGTTTGCGAGACACCGGGCAGAGTTTCCAGCCTACAAATGGGCCACGCTGAAGTCGGGCGATCCGCTTACGAACTTAATTCCCTACGCCTTATTTAATGATGCGATTGACACGGTAAGGTCTGCCGCTGCCGACTACTGGCCCGCGTCACTAGAACTAACCTATCAAGAGAAGGTCATTGCTCAGATTCCAGAGAAGTACAATCCACGGCTTCTCCAAGAGCGTTATACCCCCGAACTTGAAATGTCGATAAGTTTCCAGCAGGCCCAAGCCAAAAGCAAAGTAGCAAAAAGCAATATAGTTACATTCGATGAATTCGGCGAACCCGTGAAGGACGATCAAGAAGATTATTGACGCGAAAGGGATTTAAGCGTAGATTTGCAAGCGATGGCAGTTAAGTTTGACAGCATTGCCGATCTAAAACGTCAACCGGGAGTTAAGGGTTTCCCTGTTCCGATGGCGAAGCAGATGGCGCAGGGGGCGAAGGTGCGTAGGCCGAAGATACATTTTCCTAAACCGGACAGGGTAAAGAAATAATGCCTAATAAGGCCGTCTCGCAAAAGCAATATAGATTCTTTCGTGCAGTACAAGCCGGAAGTGCTCATGTACCGGGATTGAGCGCGAAGAAAGCAGGCGAGATGTTAGGCCATCAATCGCCCAAGGGACTACCTAAGTCGGCCAAACGACATAAAGCCAAATTTCCCTCGCCATCGACAGGGGGCAAGTAGTGGTAGCAAAGAAAACGCCAGCTAAGAAACCTGAGAAGCCCAAGGCGAAGAAGACTCTTAAAGATTTTGCTAAGAAGGTAGCAAAGGAAGTTAAGAAGGGCGCCGGGATTGAGAATGGCGCATCACCGCCTGTAACGTCAGTAACGGATGCCCGTAAGCCTATCGCTGAAATGAGCGATGCGGAAGTAGACGCCGCGTTAGTTGTCCCGAAAGTAATAGCTGAGCCTATGCGCCCTGAAGTGGGGATGGCAAAAGCTGACGACAACAAAGAATACGCCATAGACATTGCCATCCCTCAGACTTTAATTCCAGCGATGAGGGATGCCTGGAATGAAGTACGAAACCATGACGATGCGCCATACGATGAATGCGCGAGAACATTTCAAGAGACACTTTTCGCTCACGCGATGAGTGTCATAAATACCAGCGCAGTATTGAGTGGTGATACTAACTTAGCTCGTTTTGAGCAAAAGTTAGCACAGATTAAATCAAGAAATTCACAGTAGGAGGATAAGACATTGGCACAACTCGCAGGACTTCACGCAGATCAAATCGCGCTTTCCGAGCAACAAATCGGTGCAAGTTGCAAAGGGGCGCTCGCGGCCTATGCTTCGGTTCCGTTTCTTTCGGACTCGACGATTGCCGCCGCAAATACCAACGCAGGCTTGCAAACAGCCGTCAACACCGTGGCTGCGGGCCGACACGCTGATGAGCGTCCGATGGCTGATCGCATCAATCTCGGATTGACGTTGGGACTCTACAGCGGCGAGATAACCGATGCGCGGGTGAATGCTTTGACTACGGGCGCTGGTTTGGTTGGCATCACTGCCGCCGATCCGGACGTAGTTAGAGGGGCAAATTTTCCGCCTGAGTAAAGGTTTGCTGCGCAGGCTTGGTTAGTCGTTTCTCCGGCCAGCCGCATCGTGGGGCGCGGTGCGCAGCGAAATATCTATGCCGTGGTTAAGCGGACGAGAACTCAAGCGAATTGAGCGTGAGCGAGTGGCCGCGCTCAAACGTGCTGTGGCCGCAGAAGATCGGCTTGCTGAGGAACGTGCATCGAAAGACTGGATGATAACTCAGCTAACGAGTCGCTTTGTAACCAAGCAAGGTGGATATGCGCTTGACCACGAACCACCGTCGAAAGCAGAGCTACCCCCCTCGCGTCCTGATAGGTTTATCCGTCAACCCACTGACGATGATTATGTAAAGTTGGAATACTATAAACGGTGTTATCGAGGAGCGGGGCTTGATGAAGAGAAAGCCCAGTTTCGATGGGAAGCTGAAATGCGGGGTGAGAGTGTGCCCTTTGAATACGAGATGTCCGAGGCTGAACAATAATGGCAGCCGAACTTCAAATTTCTGCCCAGACTGCGCCGCTGGTAAACATGGCTCCGCTGAAGCCGTTGATGGCGCTATCTCGCGGCGGTAAGAAACCCGGATCGTACATCGCCAAAGCCTTACAAGAGCGATTCAA